AAGTAAATATTGTACAAGATGGAAGAAGATAATGTTAGTTACTAGTATACCTCAATATGTTCAAGGTCTACTTAATGTAAAAGTAGATTTAACAACAACGGACAAAAAAACTATATATACAGCGCCATCTAATGCAGATTTTAATGCATCTGTTATACATTCAATAATAGCTATCAATAAATCTAGTAGCGCAAGCACTCTTTCTGTTACTTTCACTGGAGATGGTGTAGATGGCGGATCTGGGGCGGTAACTAATCACGAATTTCTTTATACTACAAACTCAACTATGAGCGCTCTTGGAACAATTGAATTTTTACCAAACACTTCTAGAGATTTTATCTTAAATGCTGGAGAAGCTGTTAAAGCACAGGCAGGACACGCAGATAGAATACAAATTATTTTGAGTATACAAGAGTATGCTGTAGTAAGAACACCACAGGTAGATTTGTAATGACAGCGTTTATGTTAGCATGTTATCTTAATGGAATGGCTGATAGAGATGGAATCTATTTTAGAAGTGCAGCATCATGTATGGATTTTAGTCAAATGTTAAGTAATCAAACATATATGAAAGACAATGAACAATATAAATACGAATGCATATGTAAACTTGTTCCATATGTAAATAAAGATAAAGTGAGGGTATATTAATGTTACAAGCTCTTATAGGACCAGTTACAGGACTGTTAGATAAATTTATACCTGACGCAGATCAAAAGGCTAAGTTGGCTCACGAGATAGCCACCATGTCCGAAAAACATGCGCAGGAGGCTTTGCTTGCTCAGTTAGAAATAAACAAAGCAGAGGCAGCAAGTGGATCTATATTTAAGGGCGGCTGGCGACCAGCAGTTGGGTGGGTCTGTGCGATTGCTTTTGCCTATCATTTTATCGTAAAAGATTTAATTATATTTGGTTCAAGTTTTGCTGGTGTAGAATTACCAGACCTGCCTGAATTTGATATGGGTACACTTTTAACTGTTCTTGGCGGCATGCTTGGCATCGGAGGACTCAGAACATATGAAAAGCAGAAAGGTCTTACAAAATGAGTTTATATAGAAATATACAAGCCAAAAGAAGAAGAATAAAAGCTGGTAGTGGTGAAAAGATGAGAAAGAAAGGTGCAAAAGGCGCACCTACAGCTAAAAACTTTAGAAGAGCAAAGCAGACAGTTAAGAAAAAATAATGTCAGATAGACTTTTTAGGATAAGAAGAAAGATGGCTAAAAAAAGAGACCCTAAAGTTGGAACAGGAAAAAAACCAAAAGGCTCTGGTAGACGCTTATACACAGATGAGAACCCAAAAGACACAGTTGGTATCAAGTTTGCCACAGAGGCAGACGCAAGAGCTACGGTTGCAAAAGTTAAGAAAGTCAGTAAACCTTTTGCGAGAAAGATACAGATCCTTACAGTTGGTGAGCAGAGAGCAAAGGTAATGGGTAAAAATAAAGTTGCCAGTATATTTAAAAGAGGCAAAGAAAGTATAAGAAAGGCACATAAAAAATGATGTGGTTTTGGTTAAGTTTATCTAAGTTTTTTAATAAAATAGGAAACTATTTTTATCACAAACATGTTATGTGTGTTAAAACAAAGACAAGGGAGTCAGTAAATGGACATACAAAAGCTGCGACAGGAAATAGAGGCAGACGAAGGAAACGTACATGAAATCTATTTGGATCACCTTAATTTGCCTACTTTTGGGATTGGTCATCTGGTCCGTGATACTGACCCAGAATATGGACAAGATGTAGGGACGCCTGTAAGTGAAGAGCGTGTAAATAGCTGTTTTGACAGTGATATACAAGGAACTATAACAGATTGTAAAAATTTATTTGGCAACTTTGATGACTTACCAGAAGAGGCGCAATTAATTTTATGCAACATGATGTACAATTTGGGGTACACAAGACTTAGTAAATTTAGTAAACTCAGAGCAAGTATATCAATTATGGACTTTACGGAGAGTGCAAATCAGATGTATTACTCGAAATGGAGAACACAAGTGCCTAACAGAGCAGAGCGATTAATAAATAGAATGAAAGCATTAGGAGCGTAATATGTTACCAGCAATATTAGGAATGGCAGCACAGGCATTAATACCCACAACTATTATGCCTGCGTTTTTAGCAGGCGCTATAGGTAGTGGAGTTGGTTCATTGTTGCAGGGAGGAACGACAGATGAAGCTCTTGAAGCTGCTGCATTAGGAGGTCTTGGAGGGGCTATAGGTGGACAAATGGGTGGAGCAGGCAGTGATGCTGCAAAAATGGCAGCCATGGACACTCCAATAAAAGGTGTTTCTCAATTATCAAGTGCAGGCGCACCTATGTCAGTTCCTGCTGGTGGTAACATACCATCACTTGACACATTAAAAAGTGGTTTAACATCTACCGCATCATCTCCATCGTTTCTTAGTCAATTAGGAACACCAACAGCTATTGGTACAGGTTTAGGCGCATCTTTTGCTGCTCCTCCTCCTATGAAGAAAGTAGAAGATGACTTTGTTGCACCAAGAGGCAAGCCTATATCTGGTGATGTAAGAGCAATGCCTGATGATTATGAGCCGGGTAAAGATGCTGAGTTTGATTTTGGATTTCAAAGAAACTTCCAAGAAGGCGGTCTAGTAGCTTTAGGCAACGAAATGGAAGGCGAGGGTCAAATGAATGACAAAGAGCTTATCAGTGCGGCTGTGGAGGCCATTAAAGGTACATCTGAGAACCCAGAAGTAATATTAGGTCAATTCTTAGCAAAGTTTGGTGAAGATGCGTTAAGAGATTTAGTTGATAAAGTGCAGTCTGGTCAGTTTGATGAAAACACTGGTGAGGGTGATGGTATGGTAAAAGGTATGGGTGATGGCATGGATGATATGATACCTGCATCTTTAGAGGGAGAGCAAGATGTATTACTTAGTGATGGCGAGTTTGTTGTACCTGCTGATGTCGTTAGTGGCTTAGGCAATGGATCATCAGATGCTGGAGCAGATAAGTTAGAAAATATGATGGATAGAGTAAGAGAGCTAAGAACTGGAGGTAAGATGCAGCCACCAGATATACCTGATGAGATGATGTTGCCTGCATGATTTGCACAGCAGTGCCTCGTGAGGCAATAGATATAGTATGGCCTGATGTAATCAATATGCTTAATAAGGCTGTAGAGACAAGTAAAGGTAAGTATCACATAAATGATATTTACGAGGATTTAACAAAAGGTTTTTATAATCTTTGGTTAATTATAGATGATAAGGGTGAAGATAAGGTAATAGCGGCTTTGACAACTAGATTAATAAAATATCCTAATAGAAGTGCCATGGCAATGGATTGGGTTGGCGGTAAAAGAATGGCAGAGTGGTTACCTATTGCTATGGAAAAACTATCTAGCTTTGCAAAAGACTGTGGATGTAGTCATTTAGAAGGCTATGGTAGGAAAGCGTGGATAAAGGTATTAAAAAGATATAATTGGAAACCAGAGTATATAGCTTATCGTATGGAGATAGACAATGGGTAAAGGTAGATCAAGACCACAACCAACAGAGCAAACTGTAGTACAAAGTAATTTACCTAAATACTTTGAACCATATGCAGTTGATATGATTCAAAGAGCTGAGTCTGAAAGTAAAAGAGCTTATACGCCATATGAGGGACAAAGATTAGCAGACGAATCAGCAGATTTAGGCACATCACGAGAAAGAGTTAGGAGTATTGCTGACTCTGGTATTGCAGGCTTACCCCTAGCTCAAACAGGTGTTGCTGCAGGTATGGGAAGAGCAGCACAAGGTTTAGGTTTTCAAGCACAACAATTTGATAGTGATGCAGCGCAGCAGTATATGTCACCGTATATGCAGAATGTAGTAGATGTGCAGAAAGCACAGGCTATTTTAGACGCTCAAAGAGCCGCAGCTGGAAGAGATGCGCAGGCGGTACAAGCCGGAGCTTTTGGTGGCAGCAGATCTGCAGTGCAGGACGCATTAGCTGGAGAGGCTTTATCAAGACAATTAGGAGAAATACAGGCTACAGGACAGCAAAGAGCTTTTGAATCTGCGCAACAACAGTTTGAAAGAGACAGACAAGCTAGAGAACAAGCAGAGAGATTAGGTATTAGTGCTGGTGAAAGTCTAACACAGCAGTCTACACAATTAGCGCAGTTAGGCGATCTTGCCAGAAAAGGTGATATACAAGCAGCAGAACTATTAGAAAAGATAGGCAAAGACCAACAAGCAAGACAACAAGCTGGATTAGATTTAGCTTATGAAGACTTTGTAAGACAAAGAGACTTTCCAAGAGAGAGTTTAACATTCTTATCATCAATATTGCGTGGTGTTCCTGTGCAGCCATCAACTGAGACTGTTAAATTTCAACAGTATAATCCTATCCAAGAAGCATTAGGTACAGGTATAGCAGGCCTTGGATTATATAGAGGGTTAACAAGATAATGAATATATTACAATTACAAGATGATTTAAAAAACTTTTCAGAAGAGCAGTTAATTAATGAAATGAGAAGGCCGTCAGGAACGGCACCACAATATCTTGTATTGTCTGAAATGAATAGAAGACAAAGAGTTAAGTCTGATTATCAAGCTGCACAAGCATCTGATCCATCAACAGTGGCTGAAGAAGCGGTGGCTAGCGCAGGCGTGCCTGCATCTGGTATAATGGGTATGGCTCAGGCTATGGCTCCTAAAAGTGAAAGTTCACTTTCAGCTCCTAAACCACCTGCTATGATGATGCGTGAGGGCGGTGTTATAAACGCACAACAAGGTACATACTTTCCATCAACCCCTGAGTTATATGGTATATATGGTCAAGAATCTGGTTTTGGCAAAAATCTAATGGGCAGCTCAGGAGAGGTGGGTCCGTTCCAAGTTATGCCAACTACAGCGTTAATGCCGGGATATGGTATGTTGCAGTTATTTCCTGAGATATCAGCGCAAATAGGAAAAGGCAAGAAGTATGAAACAGCAGAGCAAGCGTATGCTGATAATAAAGAGAAGATAGATAGTGTTCTTATGAGTGGTGAAAAGACAGAGCCATTTGTAAAAAGCTATTTAGACGCAGCAGAGAAAAAGTTAGGAAGTAGAGACTTGGCTTTATTAGCGTACAATCAAGGAATAGGCGGAACAGAGGGATTTAAAGGTGATCCTTTAGATACTGATTATGTGTCTGGTGTGAAAAGCAACATACCTATGTATGATGAAAGACCTATAAAACCTAACCTTTTGACTCAAATGATGACATCTACAGGGGTGGCGTCAACTCAAGATGATAAAAATGAAGATAAAAGTCTTCTAGAAAAAATATTTACAACAAAAATACCGGGATCTGAATATATTGACCCAATAGGACCTTTATATAGATTTGGAAGAGACAAAATGGGTCCTGCTATTTCAGAGTTTTATGATGATTATATCAAAGGTGCAAGACAAGGTGGTAAAGAAAAAAATATCTTAAGGGCTATAGAGGGTCCTGCATTAAAGAAATATTTAGATGAGCAAGAAAAATTAGAGTTAGGTGCTATGTTAGAGAGTGATATAGATTATAGTGAGCCTAAGTCATTTCTTGATACTATAAAACAAGCTGTATCTAGTACAGATTCTGAAAAGCGTAGTGCTATAGATCAAGAAGGCGGAGTGGGCGAAGGAGTAAGTCAGATAAGTGAGGAAGATTTAGCTTTTGTAAAAAAACCAATACCACCAGCGGGATCAGGCGAAGGAGACCAAAAGAAAACTCTTACATTAGATGAGCAGTTAGTTGCCATGCAACAAGATCTTGCAAAAAGCAGAGAGCAAGACAAGTATTTAGCCTTAGCGCAGGCAGGATTAGCTATTATGGCATCAGATAAACCTACACTTGGACAGGCAATAGGAGAAGGTGCTGGTGTAGGATTGCAGGCTTACAGAGATGCGCAAGAGAGATATCAAGAAGGAGTTGTGGATTTATTAAATGCAAGAGCTAAATTGGCTAAAAATAAAACTACATTTTCAAGAAAAGATGCCTTAGCCGCAATAAACTCTTATAATACTCAAATAACAAAACTTCTCTCTGATCGAGAAGGTGTATTTAACGAAGAAGACAAAGAAAAAATTAATCAAAAAATAAGAAATCTAGAATTTCAAAAATCACAATTATTACCTTTTGCTGGTATAATTGGAAGAGAAACCACAACAAAAGCAGAATATATGGGTGCATAATGGGTTTATATAGAACTATAAGCCAACTTGACGGTCTAGAATATAATTTTGAAATAGACGGAGACAACCCAAGTGAAGAAGAATTACTTGCTATACAAAAATATATAGCAAATCGGGGCCAAGATAATGTTAATAAAGAAGTTCCTGATGACGGTAATTTATTTACAAAAGGTGTATCAAGAGGAATAGATCAGTTACAAAGAGCGTATGGTGATGCTCTTGTTGGTGTTGGTAAGGGTTTCGGTATAGAAGGTCTTGTAAATTATGGGCAAGAAGTATCAGAGGAAAATACTAGACAATTAGAAGAACAAGCAAAAGATGCACGAAGACTAGACAGCATTAACAATCTTTCTACATTTGGTGATTATGCTGCATCTACATTTGGTGAACAATTACCTAATTTAGTGCCATCAGTAGTTGGTGGTTTAGTTGGCTCTGTCTTTGGACCTGCTGGTACAGTTGGCGGTATTAAAATAGGAACGATGATAGGTGCAGGCCTTGCTAATTTACCATATTTTTATGGCACTTTTGTTCCATCTGCCACAGATCCTGTTACAGGAGATGTTAATCAACTAAAAGCACTTACATATGCAGCTCCATCTGCTGCCTTGGATACATTAGGTGATTTATTAGTTACTGCAGGATTTGCAGGTAAATTATTGTCAGGTGGAGGTTTGTTTACTAGGGCTGGAAAAGGCGTAGGTAAAGGTGTTGCAGCAGAGGTCCCGACTGAAATAGGTCAAGAAATATTACAAAGACATGCTGAAGGCAAACCTCTTTGGAATCAAGAAGCATTAGACACATATATAGAAGTTGCCGCTGCCGCAGGTCTTGTTGGTGGTACAGTTAGTTCTGTTGGTAATATTGTAGGTGGTGATAAGGACAAACAACCTGACAAGATTAGTCAATTAGATAGTGACGATAGAATAATGGCACAGCAAGTTCAGACTATGAACACAAATGCTGTTAATTTTATTAATCAACAAAAAGATATAGAGAGTTTTAAAAGCACAGACGGTAAGTTTGTAACTCTCTCACAACTCCCAGATCATATTCAAGATGAAATCAAAGATAAAAGAATACAAGAAATTACATATGCGGATGTTGTTTCTGGTACAACAGATTTTGATTTGGAGATAAATAAGGAGACTCTTACACAAGACGAACTTGATGTTGCTATAGATAGAACTAACGATTTAGAAGCTGATACAAAAGATTTAGACTACAATAAAGTAAAAGATGCTGTTAAAAAAGAAGGGCAGTTTACACAGGCAATAGCTAAAAAGGCGCTAAAAACTAAAAGTAAAAAGCCAATACCTCAATCTAAGATAAATGGCATTAGAGATAAGCTATTACAAAACAATGTTATAAAGAAAGATAAAGCTAAGTTAGTTGCTACTTTATCTGAAGAGCAAGATATTAGGATTAAATCAGAGCAGCTGAAAGCAAGAGTTAAGTCCATAATGAAAGATATGGACAAACTACAAAAAGAAAAGAAAAAGTTAGGTACCATAGGTGATTTATCCATAGATCAGGTCAATAGACTAGATGAGATTAATGGAGAGATAGATGATTTAAGCAAGAAATACAGTGACACATCTAAAGCAGCTACTAATTTAGCAAGTAGATCAGACAGAAAACTGGGTAAAAATGTAATACGTTTAGGTCAAATAATACCACCATTAGAAGCAAAAAACGCATTTGATAACGCAAATTTTAAAACAGATGAGTACAAAGCAAAACAAAATGCAGTACAAAAATCATTGAAGGCATCTTTAGCTGCTATTGGATTAGGTAATATTAAGCTAGATTTTAAACCTATACTTACACCTAGAGGACAGCGGCCAGAAGAGGCAATAGCAGAGGGGACTGTTACAGAGGGTGTATATTCTAATAAAACTATAGCACTTGCTATGGAGATATATGACCCAAGCCTTACAGAGACAGAGTTACAACAAAGATTAGGCTCTGTAATGAATCATGAAATAATACATGCTTTGTTTGAATTAGGCGTATTTACACAGCAAGAACAGAATATCTTAGTAAATGCAGCTAAAAATAGAAAATATGTACAGATTATTAATGGTGAAAAGGTAGAAAGAAAATACACATATCTAGATAGAGCTAATAGAATGTATCAGACTAAGTCTGATGGCTCTAAATACACAGCAGAAGAGCAGGCAGAAGAAGCTATAGCTGAGTTGTACAGAGACTTTGCTGATGGCAAAATTGTGTTAGGTGGTAAGCCTAAGACATTATTTGCTAGAATAATAAACTTTTTTAAGACATTATTTCAATCACATAAAGAGGCAGGATTTAATAAAGCCGGTGATTTATTTAGAGATATTGGCAGCACAAACTTTCA